TTTTGGTAACCAGAAGCACCTGAGTTAGGCAGGTGCTTCTGGTTACCAAAAAACCCGTAAACCCGCATGGTTGTCACGTTTTTGAATCTGGGGGGAGATTGAGAACCCCTTCCAGATCAAATCCAGCGAGGGCCTCAAAAAAGAGATCCTCTGCTAGTCCATCATGCACATAGGGAGTGTGCGGGACAGGGTTGACCACAGACCACCCACCATCAATCTGGCTGATGGACCAGCCAGCTTTTGACTGACCTGTGTCCACAGGCCAGCGATCCGAGATATAGGTCATGGTGTCCTGAGCCAAGATCTCCAACTGGAGATCCAGAATAGCATCTAGATTCTCCATGAGATCCTCTAGATCCTTAATGGCCTCATTGGCCTCCACTATGCGAGCCCTTCAACAATGACAAACTCAGAATGGATCACCCCATCTGCAGTAGCAGCATCCGAGGTGGATCGGATGAAAAGGCTCCCTGAGCACACGAAAGGGATTGCCGTGGTCGTGTGCTGATATGCTGCTGCGGCACCAACAGCACCAACAGCATCCTGAGTACTCGTGGACCACCCTGTTGCCCTGCCGATGATTGGGGCAATCGTGGTGGCCGTCCCTGAGATCAGGGTGGCATTGTACATCATGATCCTGCCCACAGCTGGTAAACCGGTGATCTCGAACTCGTCAGTCGAGGCTGCCTCAGCCTCGATCACCGAGACTACGATGGTCTTGATCCCCTGGATGATCCTTTCGGACTTGGTGATTGTCGCTGAGTAAGCCATGGTGAACTCCGATTAATCCCCTTCAGGGATCAAGTATGTACCTTCAATGTTGAAAATGAGCTCTACAAAGATGTACTCTCTGCTCTGGCTCAGGGACCTTGACGCCCCCGTAAAGACAATCCTATAGGCGGGGAAGTTGGAGGGGTTCATCAAAACACCGATAACACCCTCCTCTATATCCAGTGCCTCTTTCTGAGAAGTAAACTGATCCGTGGGGCGGATCACACAAGCCATGCGGACCTTGAGGGTGTGTGCGAGGCGCATTTGCCCTCCCCACTTATCCCGATCCTTGCCCGTGTTTGAGGTCTGCAGATCTAGGCTGTACATCCGATCCAGGCCCGTGGATGGGATGTTTCGAGCATCCATGATCAGGGGGGATTGGACAAGCCCAAGGGCCGTGATCTTGGTATCGATCGCAGCTAGGAGGGTGCTCATTTGGGCCATTTACCACCACCTGCGGATGGGGCCACAAGTCAAAATGACTGGTCCTCGTGCCGCAGCCTCACCCTCAGGGAGACCATCTTGATCTCCATCGTAAAAAGTGAAGTGCAGATCCTCCCAAAGCTTTTCAAAGCGCTCCTCATACTTGGTTGCCATTTCGGCAAACTTACCCTTGCCCATGCTGTACGTTTCGAGATCGTTGAAAATCAAGGCCAGGGTGAGGGCCTCGTGTACATCCGTGAGATCATAGGGGGATAGGATCAGGTGTGGGAGTCTCCCATTTCGTAGGAGCTTCCTGAAGATCTGTTCCCATGCCCTAGCCAATGGCTCAGTAAAGGCTGTGGAGCCTGCTGGGAGCAGCTTAACCAGGCCACTATGGAGGGACGTAAGATCCCCCCATGCGAGTGTGGGGTGGATTTGGGAGAGCACCAACATCGCCATGTTGGTGAAGTGGCTCTCCACACCATCCAGAGTGCAGGTCCACTTGACCTGCCAACCCTCGGATAGAGCGAGGGTGGTGGGGAGGGTGGCAGCTGAGATCGCATAGGTGACCACTCCACCCACTGCCACGGTGGCTACAGCATCCGCAATAATGGCGACACCCTGGTGATCGTAGACGGACACGGTGGCTGAGTCAAACACCACCAGGGAGGCCCCTCCATCCAGGTACACCCTTAGGGTGAGGGTGTTGTCCTGAGCCCGAGTGAGGGTGTAGGGCAACCTGAACTGCGGATTATAGGTGCTCATGGGCTCTCCTCACCGGATGGTATCAGCATGGGACACCTAGGTGGGAATCAGCCACCTAGGTGTCAAAAGAAACTAGCTCAGGGCGATCGTCTCGATACCACAATGCACCCAGGCTGCCCCAGTGCAACGGACTGTGGCACGCTCATTCTGAGAGATCGTAACGATCGTCGCAGCAGCAGCCGACTTGATCACCAGATCTTCAGCAGCATCCGCCTTATTGAGGATCTCGAAAAAGGCCCCCGCCAAACCTACATGCGAGGGAAGGGTAACATCGCGAGACGCCCCTCCTGGATCTAGGTGTTGAATTTGTGCATCGCTGATCAACAGTGTGCGAGCAGCCGTCAATGTCTCAACGTTGACGGCTCCATTGGCCGCAAATAGGACTGGCTGATGAATGGGGAAGCGTTGCGTAGTCGACATAGGAACTCCTTTTACTTGTTTTTGCGGTCGTACTGGACCGCCTGTTCAATTGCCTTGGCCTTAGCCTGATCTGGAGACATGCCACTCTGCACGAGCTCCCCTGTCATACGGCCAATGGCGCCTCTAATTTGGGCCTCACGTTGGGAGGTCGTGAGCACTGGCTTTGCCATTTACTCCTCCTCTGCGATGCGGCGCAAGGGCTTCTTGGCGGGAGCAGTCTTATTCAGATCCTCATTGTGCTTTTTCCACCCTGCCTGCATCTCAGTTAGACTCTGCAGGGCTGCATCGGCCTTGGAGGCCATTGCAGGATTTTGTGAGGATCGGCTGAGGATGGACTCGTATACGGCACGAGCCTGCTCCTCGAGCAGCCTGTACACTCCATGCGAAAGTGGCTCTACGATCCCTGCGTCCCGAAGGTGCTTTCGAAATGCCTTAAGCTGCACGGCAGACTCTTGGGTTTCCCAGAGGATTTGACCGCTTGCTAGGACCTCGGCCGACTGGCACCAGTCCACATACCACTTGCCACCCCTGGTGGTGTCATAATACGACACATAGTTTTGGTACTCGCCGAGGCGGGGGTCACGAGGGGCAATAACTGTGCCACCCCTTTCGACCACACGAGCTAGGGTCAGGTTGAGGTTGCCGTCTTTGGTACATCCGTTTACCCCTGGCACAGCCAGGATCTTGGAAAGTACTGGGAGGAAGCCCAACTCCTGGCCTTCCCATGCCCATCCACGGGGGTAGTGGGCATAAACGAACTTGGGGGAGGGCTTTTGCCCCCGGCCCACTGGGAGCCCTGAGGTGGTCTGCTCCACGTCCACGACGCGCTGAGGTGCTTTGAGTGTCTGGGCCTTTGCCATGATTTCATCTCCTTGTCCAAAAAAAGAGAGAGCACCGTGAGAGTCCCACAAAGGAAATCTCACGGTGCTCTATGCGTCAGACTATGCGTCGGTGACGATGCCGATACCTGCACCATCGATCGCCTCGCCCACTGCGGGATAGAGGTTCAAAATTGCCGCAGTCTGGCCATTGGTAGCATCGCGGCTGCGCTCTACTAGGGCCACGCCTGCATCCAGGAGCACGTCAGCAGGGTTAATGTGTAGCCCCACTAGTGGGGCTACAGGGGCCAACGTGTACGCGAAAGCCCGGGTGTCGAACATCGCACCACAGTAGTCGGCACCGGCATTGGCAGTGTTTACACTGTCGGACTGCCAGAATTCGATCCCATTCCACACGCCACGGAAACCAGGGCCACGAGCCGCGAGCATTTCTGCCGTGGCCAGCTGGAACTGAGACGCGCCCACTTCGGAGCGAAGCGAAGTTTGGAAGTCGTTAACCTGCTGTGGGTGGAGGACGCAGACCTTACGCCCCCCTGCATTGGCGATGTTCAGCGCGAACTGGGCAGCGTAGATGTTGTCTACGCTGAGGTCCACACCAGTCGATCCCACGGTGCCTGAGAGGCTGGGGAATAGGGCCGCCAACATATCCGTTACCGTGAGCCCGATGGACTCGCCCAGCTTGGACACGACGTGAGCTGCGTTAATCGCCTGATCAGGGCCAGTGACCCCCATCAGGTCGGTGAGCGAGTATTGGAGGACGTATCGTGCTGGGGTGAGGGCAACTTCAGAGCTGCCGAAGGCGGTGTTGCTCTGGCCACCCACAAGCTCCGAGGTGGCTGCCGATGCCGCAACAGGGGCTCCATCGATTGGCACGGCATTTGCCGAACCACCCATGGCTGCCCAGGCGACGTACTGCATCAGGCCACGGAGGTCTGATGCATCATAGATGTTCTCGAGCAGCATGGCCGAGAGGACTTCTGCGACGCGACCACCGTTGGTCACGAGATAGGCGTTTGAAACTTCGTTTGCCATGATTGGCTCCTTGCCTCCACTATTTCGTGGGGAGGCTTATTTAGAGGATAGAGGATTGAGAAAGGTGTCATCTCAAGGTGTCTATATTGTAGACACGTTATAGGCTCTTTATTTGCCCCATTCTGCCGGGAGCTTGATCAGGCCCTCTGAGGCCAGTTGTGCGGCTGCTGCGCGGACCGCGTCGCGATTGCCGCTCAGGCGAGCTTGGCGAATCTCCTGAGCGGTCAGGGCTGGAGCCTGAGGTCCTCGTGGTTGGGCCAGCCCAACCACTGGAGTCACTGGAGTAGTCACTGGAGTAGTCACTGGAGCCACTGGAGTCACTGGAGTCACTGGAGTCGCTGGAGTCGCTGGAGTAAATAGGTGCCCTAGGAGAGGATCAGCCTTGGTCTCAGGCTGATCCAGCCACTCGGCAAATCCAACAGCCTTACCCCCAGCCCCTGCAGCATAGTCCTCGTACTCCCGTGCCACCGACCGCTGGATTCGGGGGTCGGTAAATTTCCCCCCCAGCTTAGCATAGGCCAGCTCGCGAGCATGTTGCGCGCTCGTGGACACCAGCTGAGCCTCCATGGCGGTTAGCTGAGCCTGGAGGGAGGCCAGTTGGGCTGCAGGATCATTTGTGGCTTCTTCGGCCATTGTGGCCTCCTTTCATCTTAGGTTAACTTAGGCCCTGAGATCTCTCGAATTAGGGCCGTGAAATCGGCCCCTTCTACTAGAGCCTTCACGGCTTCCTCAACTGAAAGTTCAGGTTGAATCAATCTTTTGGCTTCGACGGGGGAGATCAAACCTGCTGCCAGGAGCTTGGTTGCCCGCTCGATAGCGGCATTTTGTTCCTGGGTGGATCGGCCTACATCGGGATAGGCGATGCTGTATGCCTCAGGCTGCTCAGGGTAGGTCGTCTTGGCATAGGCATTGGCCATGCGTGCTGCCGTGGCCAGGAGCTGTTGATCAGCCATTTTGGCGGCGGGGACCTGCGCCATTGCGGCTGCCCTCTGCCCCTCCTTGGAGATTGCCAGGGCATATCCAGATTGAGCGGATGATCCCTCGATCTGGACACTGGATGCTGCTAGCCCGGCGTCCACGAGGCACCCTGCTGCATATGCTTGGATTGCCTCTGCGGTGAGCTTAACATCCATCGCAGGAGGCAAAGTGCCCAAAGAGCCCTGCTTATCTCCCTTGGACCGAAGAGGGAGGATGCTCGTCTGGTCCATGGGCAGGTATTCCACGCCGTCTCTGGACGGGACCACACCAGAGGGGATCTCGATATCCATGCCATATCGTTGGGGGTGGGCAGCGTCGCGCACCCCCGTGGTCCAAAAAGTCCATAGGGACGCCACTCTGAGTGTGCCTGACACGATCTCAGCGTGGATGTTTTCGTGCCATAGGCTCCTGCCTACCTCGGCATGGCACAGGATGTACGGGAGGATAGGTTTCCCCGCCGTGTCCCGGTATGGGTATCCCGTGGTGTCTATGTAGGTGGTGGTCACATCGTGGTGCATGCCCTTATCATCGATGGATTCGATCCGGAAAATGGGGGACTCTGGATCTCTGATATCCCAGATCTCCCACGTCCATAGGTCGCCTGCAGGGCCTGATCGCTCCACTAGCTCCTCGATCCTGATAGGTACATCGGGATGCTGAGGATCAGCCAGGGCCACCACTCGATCCGAGGTCACGGGGCGGCAGGCCACCTGACCATCGATCCAGTCCAGGCGGACGAGGCCCTCCCCCATGCCTAGAGCATATCTCTGAGCCTTACCCCGCACAGGCCATAGATAGGGGGTCACGATTTCTGGGGCCACTAGGGGCTCCCCTCCCACGAGTACAGGTACTCCATCAGGAGCCCTATACAAAAGGTCGACCTGGCGAACGTAGCTTAGCAGGAGATTTCGGCTGAGGTCGGGGCAGGTCATTCGGGCCACGACCTGTGGTGCAAAAAACTGACTTAGATCCTGCCTTAGATCCTGAGCCCACTGGCCTGCTAGGATTCGGTGGCGGAGGCCACTGGCCTGCCAGCGCTCCTGCTCCTCATGATCTTGGGGTGTTGGGCGGATCTTCATGGGTGTGGGCCTCATGTATACTTCATGTACCTTATAGGCCCTCTATTGATCTGTCAATAGAGGCGCACCTTGGCCTGCTCAGGAGAGGAGTCTCCCAGGTACTCCATGCCGATGTATCGGAATCCATCGATCGCGTCCTTGGCTGGATCAGTGGGCTTGCCCTGCCAGCGTTGCATGGATTTTAGCAAGATCTTACAGCCCTCATGGATCTTTAGGTGTCCCCCTCGCATGGCATTATTCATCGCGCGCACTCCGCGCTCGATTGAGCCAGGCCCCTTCCTTGGCACGGAAATTGCAAATGGGGGTCTGGTGCTGTTGTTCAGACGGGCAAAACAGTCCTCTAATGTTTCATTAACCGAAGCCCCACCACCAGACTTGCCCAAGCTATTCACGTCGCCCACAGCCTTCTTAACATCGCTTAAGGTTAGGCCCCAAGACTCGATTAGTTTTTTAATGCCCTCAGCATCCTCGGTTGGGTGGGTATGGGAGGCATTAATGTACTCCCCCAAGATCCATAAGGTCTTGCCATCCCAGCCCACGAGAATGGCCACCTCCTTTCCGGGGCCGTGGCCGTGGTCCAGGCCAAGGCCAAAAGACTGCATGGGAGGGAGCTTTTTGTGATCGTCAAAAATCACAGACTCGTCTAGGGCGTGCATCCATCGTGTTGCCGTGTTCCCATGCCACCCTCCCATGACACGCTGCTCATATTCCCATGGGGAGTACAGGGCCACCTGCTCTGTGATCTCCTCAGGGGTGCGCCATGGTACATTTTCCGGGCTGTATGTGATCCGGCCCACATCCCAGTCCCCTGAGGGCTGGACGCCCGACTCTTCATCCCCCTCCAGGATGATCCTAAGCCAATCTAGATCCTGCTCGGAGTCGATTGGAGTACAGGTCAGCGAGACAGGGCCGCCCACGTCCGCTGTGCGAGCCAGCAGCTCGGACCATTGGTGGGGCTTAGGCGGCTCGTCGATCCATAGATAGTCGCACGATCCTGAGGCAGAGGCGACTGAGCTCCCCTTGGAGCTCAGAAACTGGATCACATACCCATCTAACATGGTGATCCTGTGATTCTGCCAATGCCCGTGCTCGAAGTATTTTGTCTTGGTCCAATCGACCAAATGCGTGGGGCAGGAGGCCCATAGGGCCTTGGCCACCGCCCTATAGGGGCCTCCCCAGGTGCCGCATACGATCCAGGCTGATCCCTGCTTTCGGCGGATCTGCCTCCATGGATGATCCCCAGCCGCCTGCCACCAGATCTCCATGGCCCCACTTAGAGTTTTCCCCACTCGATTGGCCGCGATTAAGGCGCGCAATCGGCGTGCGGATTTGTGGAAGCGCTCTTGGCCAGGCGTGGGCCAATAGGCCAGCCTGCGATCTGCCTGGATGCTCAGGGCCAGATGGAGGAGAGGATCACTCTCCATCCTCGTCCTCTCCATCCTCCTCTAGGTGAGGGCGCCCGGGCCCTCGCGTGGGCGCAGGCATGGTCCGGATCACGTCAATAGCCCATGGAGGCAGGGATTGGATTGCCTTAATCATTTCATCGCGGGACATGATATCCGTGGTGGCCTTTGCCAACTGAGCAGTGGCCGCCAGATCTAGGATCTTCGCAGCGGCGCGTACGCCCACAGGGGTGACCTCCCCGTGATCTGGATGCTCAAGATCCATGGCGGCCGAGAGATAGCTCATGGCCTGAGCCTGCCTCCCGGAGAGGATCTCAGCCGTCTCCGCCTGCAGCTCCTGTATGCGAGCGGTGCAGTGATTTTTAAAAACTGGCTCCCGCCTCCACCCGTAGAGGGTGGGCTCCGCCACGCCCATATGCTTGGCGACGGCCCTCATGCTCCAGCCCCGGAGGTACAGCTCTGCGGCCTGGATCATCGCGGCTGTGAGCTTTTTCAGCGGGGCCTTTCGCCGCTTTGTTGAGGTTGGCATGATATTTTCCCCTGATAAGGTGATCTAGCATCCCCCTAAGCAAAAAGAGGGGGCCTATTAGCCCCCCTCTATAACCTCATTATCGGACGGGGAGTAGTCTCCCTCTCCGATCCCTCCTCCTTGCCCTGGCAGCTGCCTGCTTCGGGGAGGGGATCTGATATCCTCCCCCTGAGTCGAACTCAACCTCAGGCATAGGGGGCATATTCCCCGGCTTATCTCCCCATAGATAGGTGGTGATCCCATGGGCCTGGCAGATTAGGGCCATCTCCATCAGGATCTCTCTGGGGATATCTCCTCCTCCTCCCGAGGATAGCTCACGCAATCGTCTGAGAGTCTCCTCTGGGACGCGGGGGGGTGTGGTGGTTTGGGTGTCTTCCATCTGTGCCTCCTAGGGTTAAAACGAATCAAGGAACTCGAAGATGGTCATGGGAGGAGCGGCTATTGTCTTCGCTCTCCTCTCCTCAGCCAGGATACTCTCTATGGCCTCCCTGATCCTATCCCTGGCATCATCCGATAGATGATCGAGCTCTGATCCTGAGGAGGCCACCCGGAGCTCAGCTCCCTCCTCTCTCCTGGATATTGTCAGCCTGAGGGGGCTCTGATTTATGGCCCCGGCCTGCTGAGGGCCGGAGAGCCTGTAGACCCCCACGCCATGGCATCGGCATAACCCCTCAGATAGGATGGGCCACCCGTCCATCCTGAGTTCACGCACCCTGCCCTTAATATTTTCCAGGTGGGTTGCCTCTCGGATCTCAGAGAGGCAACGGGGTAGGCCGTCCCTCAGGGCGGCGAGGGTGATCTCTTTTGCGGCTGGCCTCATGGGAGCCTCCTGTTGTGGGTTCTTCCACATATATGGAGGACTTATAGATAGGTTATCGCAAGTATTTCCTCGGCCACGGACAAACCTACACTTTCATCAATTTTGGTAACCAGAAGCACCTGAACTAAGCAGGTGCTTCTGGTTACCAAAAAACCCGTAAACCCGCATGGTTGAGCGATTTGTTTAAAAAACAACACCACCTATCCATGGGGTGGGCAAGTGGTGCCTCTCCACCCCATGGATAGGTGTTTGGTGTTGTTTTGGTTCAAAAGAGCTAGAACAGCCTCCGGGGCTCGTCTACGGGTTTTTTGGTAACCAGAAGCACCTGCCTAACTCAGGTGCTTCTGGTTACCAAAATTGATGAAAGTGTAGGTTTGTCCGTTGGGGAGGGCGGCAACACACCTACCTCAAAACTATCCCGAGAGTGGATACTTTTTTGAGGTTAAAAAGTATCCACACACAAGATAATGCTTGGCAGGCGTCTGCGCGCCGTGTATATTGTCTCCATGGTGGTGGATGGAGCTGGCACCTCGCCCACATGGACACCAAACATTTGCCCAGAGTGGCAGCCTCCCCCCCCAAAGTGCCAGCGAGGGGGGGTGAGGCACCTCTAGGTGTCCCTATGTCCATCCTATATTTCCCCCGAATGGAATCCACAGGCCAATGGCAGGATCGAGTGGTCGAGTGGGATGATTTTGCCGAGACCATCCTCAAGGTT